ATCTGCAACACGCTAAAGGCATAAATGGCAGACTGACCAAAACCAATCGTCCAGAACTGAACACCATCCGTCACGATGATGCAGGAGTCTCCCGGCGACAACACAAGCGTCGAAGCGCCGTTAATCGACTCTGAACTATTTGGGTCAATCGTCAAATCGCCCGTGCCGTTGTTACGAACTTGCACAAACCAGTCGTTGCCCAAAGTCGGGGCAGCGGTCACGCTCAAAGTTCCTGAACCACCCGTCCAAATCAGCGCCTTGGCACGGTCGCTCACACCCGTCGTGTAGTTGGTGTTAAACGTCGAAACCGGAGCAGACTGGTTCAGCGTGGTCGCAATCGCCTTCAGCCCAAGACCAGCCAGAGCCGATGCGTTAGTCGCAGAAACCGATGCCCCGTACTGGAACGACCGCCAAGTGCCCGCCGCAGTGCTGTTGTCCGTCAGGTAAATCTGAAACGTGCTGCCCGAAGTCGGAGCGCAAATCTGCACCCCAGTGCTCGTCTTAACCGTAAACGTGTTTGATCCCACGTTGTTAAACAGCACTGTCTGACCGTTGCTGGCCTCAGTCGCATCCGGCATCGTAATGACCAGACTCGTCGTCGTAGCATTGATGTCCATGATGGACGCCACAACGTCATTCGTCGGAGCAGTCTCTAAAGGCCAATCCAGCGTCTGACTAATGGTCAGAGATACATAGCGATACGACACATCACTTGGATAAATCGTCGTGCCGCCGAAAGTTTGTGTAAAGGACGCCATGGTTATGCCTCACGCCGGTTCGTAGACCGATCAACAATCTTTTGCAAGTCTTCGCCGTTCAACGCCGCCAGCGCACGATCATAATACGACTGCCAAAGCTGCACACGTTGGTCATCCTTGACAAAGGGCGTTGCCTCAACAAGGGCCCCGTACAGCAGCAGATTCGGAGCGTACTCAGAAAGCCAGTTGGTCTGATTCGCCTCATCCAGCAGCGGCGGCAGTTCGTAATACAGGATCTCTACCGGATAGGTCGCGTCTGGTGTCGGCGCAAAAATCCAATACTGATAGTTGTAATCCGCGTAGAACTCTGGTGCATCAGTTTCGGTCTCATTCGGCCAATACTGCCTGATGTACTCGTAAGAACGCGGGAAAACAGGAACCCGAGTATTGTTTCCAGTACCAGTGCCGTAGTTAATGCTGACCGTATCGCGCCACCGATCAGGCTTGGCATACACCGCAACGCCGGTTTGCATCGCCATTGTCACGACATTCTGGAACCCTTGGATCTTAAGTTCACGCGCAATTCGTCGTTCAGCTAAAGTAATTAAACGAGGAATCTGATCGTAAACAATAGGGTCAGTCGCGCCGCCTCGCTCAAGGTAGTTGCGAATGTCGGACTGTAAGCTGGTAAAAGTCATCGAAGCAGGCATTACACAACTCCCGACAAATACATGGCACGTTCGTCTTTTCTGCGCTTAACCAAGCCGGGTAGAACTTTACCAGCAGCTTTAGTCCATTTCATAAACTCTTCAGCCGCTTCTTCAAAGTCACCCCGGTTGGTCTTCATCCGCAACCCAGAGCGTTGCAGATTTCCAAGGCCCACGTTGAAACTGAAGGAAACCAAAGCATCGAAAATCCCTTGATGACCAACAGCAGCAGGGCAAAGTCGGGCCACGCCGCGCTCAAACCGGCCAAGGTCTTGAGCAAGGATAGCGTCCACCTCTCCCATCGTGAGGGTGCGATCCCAGCCGTCGGGTATCTGTAGACTCTTGCGCTCCTCATACTTCACCGCCAAGTGAGCAGGATCTATTACGTGACCCACCCCCACGCTCCAGATTAACGCCGGACATTGGTACGGACGGGTTCGGACACCCTCATGGCATTTCACAAGTTTAATAAGATCAGGGCTTACTTTCATTCCTGCACCTGTCAAAGTGATATCGGCGCATATTGCCGCCACCACCTGATACACCGCACTTTGGGCAAGTAACGATTTGGCGCTTTCCTTTGCAGGATTGACTTAACTTGTTTCTAAACTCGGGGTCAGAAAGACGCTTGGCAGCGCCATCACGATACCGCTCCAAGTTAATGCGCTTTACCTTGCCGCCAGTGTAGTCCAGAGCAAGGTTATAAAGTTGATCTTGCGGAATCTCTGCAAGAAGGAAGTCTTCCAATTCTCTTGCCTGATCAATATTTTCCGTTTCGCAGACAACATCAAACGAAAATTGAGATATGTCTTGCTTGGTTCCACGCAAAGAACGAATAGTAGCCGGGTGATTCCCGTTTTTTAAGTATGACTTTTGGCAGATAAGCCTTTTCTTAATATTGCCACTACTGCCGATATATACCTTTCCGGCAACGACATTCCTTATTGCGTATACCCCAATCATTTTTGCGAGAACGCTCTGCCACCAAAATGGAACGCAATGATGGACGCCAGAATTGCCATCTCATCGTCGCTAAATACGTTTTCCATCGCAATCGCAAAGGGGATGCCGGTCGTGTAGGCATACCAAACGCCAGCCACGTTCAGCGCGACCAACTCCAGCACGAAAATGTACGTCACGACAGGGCGGACGCTGGCACGCAGGTTAATCATCCACTGGCTTGCACCCTTGCCAATCTCAATGTCGTGGTTGTACAAGGCTTGACGTTCCTCAGCAGCCGTCTGCGTCTGGATTTGCTCCAGTTTGATTTCCTCAACCCGTGCCTGCGCGATAAACCCACGCTCTGCAAGGGCCAACTCACGCTCTTTCTGGGCTGCGACAAGAGCCAGTTCATGCTTCTTGTCTTGCCGGTCTTGGAAGATTTGCAGAATCTTGGGTAATCCACCTGCAAGGAACGACAGAAAGGTGCTAATCATGGTCATCATTTGTTGCGCTCCTCCATCAGTTTGACGCGCACCTGCAAGTCATGGATGTCTTCCATAATGTCGTCTTTGAGTTCCTGACGACGGGACGCGCTTAACGGGCTGTCAGTCGGCACCCCATCCTCGGTGATTAGGATAGGGATTTTGGACTCAATGGCGATCAAACGATTGTTGAACGATGCGATTTCCGCAAGCAGCCAGCCGACAGCGGCCAGCAGGACTGGGAACAGCATATCCACAATCTTCTGCATGTTCACTTGGACGCCCTCACCACATCATCGCCCTTCGTGACAGTCACATGGTCGCCCTCGACATCGACACGCATCGGCATTTCCTTGCGGTCAAGTCGATCCAGTTTGTTAATCAGTTCTTTGATTACGCCAAACTCGGGCTTGTCTTCCTTTTCGTTAGCCCCGGCAATGTTGTTGAGCATGGAGATCAGCGCGGTCAGTGACGCGCCCAATAGGCCCATTACCGCCGCAATCTTCTCGCCTTCCAAAGCAAGACTGGAAACGACACCGATGACCACGATGACCGTGATGTACTTGAGGCCATCTTTGCCAATGGCCTTACCTGCGACTTCTTTTGCCGAAGACTGCGCCTCAAGCCGGTTCAACTCGGCTCGCACCTGCGCCTTGAACATTTCGATGTCGGTCGTCTCAGTCACTTTTGCAACGCCTCCAGCAACAGCATACCCATGCTGCCCAACGCGCCTAACAGGACGACGATGATGACACCGCCAACCTTCAGTACCAGTTGCTCCAGACGCTTGAGCCGAGCGTGGATGGCCTCGTAGCGCACCGTGCAAACATCAATGTGACTGGTCACGGTGACTTCCAGTTCTTGTACCGATGTCATTGCTTTACTTCATCCGGTTTGGGGATCAGTGGTTCTACCTGCGCCTTGAGTTTGGCCCAAAGCGGATACCCGCCCTGCGACGTCGGCAGGCTGCCAAGGAGGTTGACGATGGCAATGGCCTCCTCCAGCGTCACCTTGAGGTCAATGTCGTTCATGGCGTCACCCACGGCAACTTGGGAGAGACAATCGGAGGATTCTTCTGGTTCTCAATCTGCCCCTCCACCGCAGCCTCGGTCGCGTCCTTATCCACGCCGTTGGCCCAAATCCAGCCCAGCACTTGATCTTTCGTCAGTTGGTTATATGGTGTGAATTCGCCCTGCACGACGGGAAACGAACAGGTCGAGTAGACGCTGCCGTTGTATTGGCCATCCACGCCGTTGCACTGCCAGTGCGCCGTGACGACGTAATCCGCGCCCTCTGGGGCTTGCGGCAAGCAGTTCAGTTGGCTGATGTTCCAAGTGATCGTGGTCATTTCGGTTCTTCCTTTGGCAGATGCGGCTCAACCTGTTCCTTGAGTTTGGCCCAAAGCGGGTGTGCGCCTTGTGCAGTCGGGAGTGACCCCAACAGGTTCACGATGGCAACGGCTTCCTCAAGCGAGACTTTCAGTTCAACGTCCACGGGTCATTACTCCATAGTTTTGATTCACAACATACGCATACACGACACACGCCGCGAGCGTGAGCATCCACATATCGACGTACCACAACGCCCACACGCCAACGAGTTTCACACTGACCATCACAGGCAACGGGTCGAACTTGGCAAAGAGTTTTGCCATCACGGGGTTTAACTCACGCCCGCCTTGCTTCAGCACGGTCAGCGTCGTGTAGGCGTCAGCGGCTTGCAGCACACAGAACAAGATCAATAGGGCGGTGTTCATTTGGCCTCCAATGCGGCGACTTTGGCGGACAGTTCTTGAATGGCTTTTACTAGCACCGGAATCAAATCTTGACGCACGGATTTGTATGGCTCCTCGCCTTCTGGTGCCGGGTCTTTCCACTCGTCAATTAAGTCAGGGAATACCTGCTCAAACTCTTGAGCGATAAAACCGCGAACGTCTTTCTTGTCCTGCCCCTTTCCTTCCTTCCAGTCAAACTTGCGAGGCTTCAATGCCATAATCGCATCAAGGCCAACATCCAAATCGCGGACGTTTTCCTTTAGTCGCTGGTCTGAAATGGCGCTAATGGTCGTATTAGTGGCAAAAACAGTTCCGCCGGGACTGACGTAAAACCGATAAGCAGCGGCAGTTGTGTTATAAAGGTTTAAGTTATCTATATTGGCGGTTGCGGTATTTATCTGTCCATTTGCCAACAATTCTGCGCCAACCGTTGTAAAACTTGCCGTGGTTTTCCCAGCGGTTAAAAAATCACCCCCCGCCGTGAACCGGCCGCGTTCGGTGTTGTTGGTTTGAAACAGCAGCGGGTCGTTTGTGGCGACATTGATTGCAGGGCCAACGCCAGCAAAGTTGCTGCGTACTTGAATGACCTTGGTGCTTGCCCCATCTTCGTTGACGCGGATTCCCGTGCCACCGACAACATCAAGTCTTGAGTTGGGCAAAGTAATCCCCACCCCCAAATTCCCACTCGCATCCAGCGTCATCGCCTGCGTGAAACTTATTGCCCCACCTGCGGTGCCGGAGGCTGCTATGCGCCATTGGTGTGATCCACTGACTTGGTAATACTGAGAAGCAGGGCCGGTCGCAATGTACTTATCAGCGCCATCAAAGAAATAGTTTTGCGAAAGCAACATCTGCGTAGATGTGCCGACAAGTGAACTATTCCCAACCTGATACGCTTTAACTGCGCTGCCCCACGCACTCGGCGAGACGCCCAAGCCGAGGTTGCCGGAGGAGTCAAGAACAACACGCTGAGTTGACGCTGTGTATAACTCAATACCGTTGCTGGTATTGAAATAGATCATTGAGTTGTACGGGTCTGTGCGCGTAATACCTGTGCCGCCAGCATCTGCATAACCGTACAAAGATTGTCCGCTTGCACCACTAAACCTAAACAATTTTGCGCCAGACGTTGAGCCGACTGTTACATCCAATTTATACGAAGGCGAACTCGTCCCGATGCCAAGGCCCGTCGAATTGAGGCGCATACGTTCTGCGCTTGCCCCGCCGTCGTACCATATCCACGGATCGTTAGTGGTGTAATTGTAATAAATAAAACCCAAAGTGCCGCTGCCAATCGCCGTTCCTGCATCCCCAATAAACCAAGACCCAGAGCCGTTTCTAGTGCCGGTAATTGCAGCGCCGTAATTTGTTGCGCTTGATCCTTTTAAGGTCAAAACCGCAGCGGTGTTTCCCGTGCCTCCAGTTCCAAAGCCAAGTCCATTCGTCCCATCAAACGTCAGCGCCGTCCCACTCGTCGCCACCTTGCTGCCGTTCAAGTACAACACGCCGTTGGCGGTGCCGCCGGAGACAGTTAGCGTCGTAGCCAGAAGATTGGTGATCGTGGCAGAGCCAGCCCGCAATACCGTTGCCGAAACGTCCGCGCAAGTCAGACTTGACGGGTTCGTGCCAAGCTCAATTACGGCACTCGCGGAGGTCATGGAGTAAACGCGCTTATCAGCGGTATTGACCGCGACTTCAACGCCCCCTGCCAGATTGGTCAGGTTAGCCGTGCCGGGAACTGAACCCGGAGTGTCGCTTTTCTTCAGAAGAATCGTGGGCATTAGTAGGTGCCTCCGCTTAAATTGCCTGTGGCGTTAGCCAAGTTCAGATAATAACTGCCGTGCTGTCCATCCAGCAAATCGGCGTTTAGATTGGTCACCAGAGTCGTAGAACTGATCACCAGACTGCCCAAAGACAGATTGGTAATGCTTGCGCTGGTGCCCGCCAAAGTCGTGACCGTACCGCTGGTCGAGGTCAAATTTGTCAGCGTAGCCGAGCCACTGCTTAGGGTCGTAATCCCCGCGCTCGTGCTGGTCAAAGTCGTAATCGTGGCCGAAGTAAAAGTCGCATTAGCCAACGACAAACTGCTGACCGTGAGACTAGAAACCGATAGGTTCGTAATCCCCGCCGAAGTCGCAGTAAGTGTGGTAACCGTGCCACTGGTCGCCGTCAAGTTCGTAGCCGTCAACGACCCGCTCGTCAGCGTCGTAATGTCCGCGCTGCTATACCGCAACGAAGTACCGGACGCAGTGGTAATACCCGCCGAGGTGCTGGTAAGCGTTGTGATCGTGGCACTCGTAAACGTGGCATTGGCCAAAGACAAACTACTGACCGTCAGACTGCTTACGGACAAGTTGGTAATGCCAGCCGAAGTCGAAGTCAGCGTAGTTACCGTACCGCTCGTCGCCGTCAGATTCGTAGCCGTCAAAGACCCGCTGGAGAGCGTCGTAATCCCAGCCGAAGTGCTCGTGAGCGTCGTAATGGTCGCGCTCGTAAACGTAGCATTGGCCAGCGACAGGCTAGAAACCGTCAGGCTGCTGACAGCCAAATTCGTAATGTCCGCGCTGGTGCTCTTGAGCGTCGATACCGTCCCGCTCGTAGCCGTCAAATTAGTCAGCGTGGCCGAATTGCTCGTCAGGGTCGTAACATGAGCACTCGTACCCGTCAGCGTCGTAATAGCCGCACTCGCAGCCGTCAGCGTCGTCACACTGATCGATCCAGCCCCCAAGTGCGAAATCGATGCACTGGTAGCGGTCAACCTAGTGGCGGTCAAATCCGTCACCGTCGAAGACGTAAACGTAAAGTTGCTGATCGTTGCGCTGGTGGCCGTAAAGTTCGTAACCGTCCAGCTCGTGCCCGTGAGCGTGGTAATTGCCCCCACCGTGGCCGATAGTGTCCCAGACACCCCAACATTCGCGTATCCGAGATTGGTGCCGTTCAGACTGGTAATAACACCGCTAGTGCTGCTCAGCGAGGTAACGTGAATACTGCCGTCAGAGATCGATACGCCGTTTGAGTCCTGAGTCGCCATAGACCCAAGGCCCAAGTTGCTACGCGCCCCAGAAGCCGTCCCAGCGCCTGTACCGCCGTTGCTGATGGCCAGCGTGCCAGACATCGTAATGACGCCAGCCGCCGTAACCGGACCCCCGGTAAATACCACCCCAGACACCGTGCTGCTGACATCAATGCTAGTGACCGTGCCCGCACCCGTCAGCGTCTGCCAACTCGGAGCACCCGTCCCGTTCGATGCCAACACCTGCCCCGCAGCGCCAACCGTCGTCAACGCCATCTGCGAGCCCGTGGAATACACCACCGCACCCGCTACCGGAGACAAATTGGCATTCGTGCCACCACGCGACAACGGCAACTGATTGCTGGTCTGAGACC